AATGAAGCGCAAAAAGTCCCGTGTCGAGAACGTCGGAGTTCAAATCTTCAACGGCATCAACGATCAGTACTACCTCACAGTGCCCTACGACAAAAAGAATCGGGTTATTCCCTCCTCCGTGGAGTGTGCCTACAACTCCAGGTACTTCTCCCTCCAACAAACTGTAGACATGCTCAAGGCACTCTAATGGCGTTTCCGTTGCCCTTGGACCCTGCGTACAGGAAACTTGTGGTGACTTTCTGGTTAGACGACATCGACGACCGACTCAGTGCGAATCGCCTCGAAGATGCTGAGACCAGTTGGAAGATTGCCAACGAAATCTACCTTACCCTGCCGCCCGGCACCGGGGATCCAGAAATTGAAAACTGGCTCTTCGCGCAACGGGTAAAAATTGACAAACGCATTCAAGCAACCAATGAGAACAATTAGCAACGACGCGGCACAATCCACACCGGTAACCAAGAAACCCAAAGAAATGAAACTCGAAACCTTCTCCACAACTATCTCTGACGGCAGGGAAATCACGATTCGGGAAATGACCGGCCGTGACCTGATCTACATGGAAAAGGAGCTGACAAAAGCCGGGGATGTAGAGCGAGGCATGCGAATCATCGACCGCCTGATTGTTGGTGAAGACAAAATCACTTACGACGAGATCCTTGACCTTGGAGTCCGTGACTTCAAGAAACTCAGTGAGCTGGTCGCCAAAGCCAACGGCACTGACGAAGAAGACCCAAACTAACAGTGGAGGACCGCGAGGATTTTACCTACATGGTGACGATCCCCGACGGTCCCACCTTCCACTTTCGGGAAGTTACCCCTAAGGACTTCTACCTCGCTCAGGTTCTCCGCCAGTCAGAACGCAGCCAGCTGGAGCTGATTCAAAGACTCTTAGTTAACGAGTCCATTCTGGACGAGGCCACGGCCTCGCAGATGCGCCAAGTTGTTAAGTGGGTTGCTGAAACCCTGCTGGACAAAACAATTCTGACCCTGGAAAACTGGTTAGAGGTTGCCTATCACTTGTGCAAGCAACGGTGGGATAGCTCCATCGAGTGGCTCGAGACTCAACCGATGAGTAAAATCAACCTCATGATTGAGATCGTGAAAAAACACGCCGAGGAGCAAGAAAAGGAAATGAAGAAATCTGCCAAGAAGAAGAAATGATTCGTCTCCGTGTTCAGGGCGACGGGCTAAGACCCATGAACCTTAACTGGTGGAAACCTACTCAAAGAGAGTGGACTCCCGTCCTCCTGGACGATCACCCCCAGTTCTGGAAAAAGCAGGTAGACCCGACCTACCAGACCCCTTGGGCGCCCCTCAACCCGAAATACGCCGCGTGGAAAGGCCAGAACTACCCTGGCCAACCTATACTGCGAGCGTCTGGGCTGATGCAGGAACTGGCCTACATCTACACCAAGGGCGATCAGTTCCTGGTCAAGTCCACCGACTACGGTGCCTACAACCAGTTCGGCACCTCGCGCATGCCCGCCCGCCCGTGGATGGGTGTGCCTGATGTATCCCTTAAGCAAATCGTACCAATTGCCTGGAAAAACATTCTGAGTCGCCGTCGGTAACCCCCCAAACCTTAATCACGCAAACACTAACCATGGCCCGTTCATCCTCTCGCACTGAGAAACCTGCACCCGCTGCTTCCGACGTCCAAGTCACACCGGAAGTGGCAAGGATTGAAAACACCGCACCGGTGAATCTTGAGGTGGAAACCCCCTCCGACGAACCGACCCCCGCTCCCGAAGCTACTCCGGCCGAAAAAATCCAGACCGACGTTCGCGAGAAACTCTCGAAAAAGTCCGTCGAGAACGATGTGTTCGTCCCAACCAACCCCGCTGCCCTTGAGAAAGCTGCCAGCGAAGTTGCCAAGGAACAAGGCTTCGAGCTTAACCGTGGCACTTCCGTCGGTGCTCGCCTACTTGCCCGCGCTCAGAAGAGGGTCTGATGACAGTCTCCGTTTCCTTTCAGCAGAATCTCACTTGGCGTAAGCTAGGTTATCTGTACTTCACCAACTCCCTGGACTACCGCTCGGTCCTGAAGCAGAATCCACAGTGGAAGGTTACGGAACTCCCTCCGATCGGGGCGCAACTGCGTATCTCTCCCTCAGCTGACTCACTTGGGACGCCTGGGGGACTGACGCAAGGATCTTTTATAACTAATGCCGTAACCGACACGCAGTCCGACGACATATTCCCCTTCTCAACCGTAGAGCAATACACGGAGTCTCTCTACAAATACAACCTCCAGGGGGTCGTGGATCGAGAGACTCTAAACGGAATAACATTCGACAGTAAGCAAGCAGTTACAGGAATCCAATAACGGGTAAAAGTAAGGGTCTCATGACCCTGACTCCTGGCCTGCGGGCACCACGTTGGATTCCCCTTCGCCAACACAGAGAGAAAGGAAAAGGAAGGACCATCCTGTAATAACATGGCCACTTTTTCACTTGGCGGCGGAGTAACTCCCGGAGCCCCTGGCGTTTACATTAACGAGCAAGCAGGTGCAGCAGCGTCTGCGGCTGTGACCGATTTCAGCACCGTTTACATGCTCGTTGAGACCGAGGAAGACGTTCCCGTCACCCGGTTCCCCTTTAACACCCCCATTGCCATCACGTCGCTCAACGACTATAAAGAGTTGATTCGTGTTGGCACAAGCACAGTCCCCGAGGCTCGGATCCCCCTCCTGAGCTACAACTGCGTCAACGAGTTCTTCCAGAACTCCCAGGTTGGCGACCTCCGTGTTGTTCGGGTTGGTACTCCTGATCAAATCGTTGAGATCGAGTTCTTCCCCTCTGGCACCAAGCTCAATAGCACCGACCTTCCTTCCGCCCTGATGGCAGGAAACGTGGTGTATGTGCAGATGATCATCAACGGTCAGAAACTTGTGGCCGGCGACGGATCCACCGGTTACACCAGCGCTGGCGAATGGCTCGGCGTTCCGGTTCTGATCCCCGTGAACTACGTTGCTGGCGACGAGGCCAACAACCGTAAGATCTCCGCTGCTATTTCAGCCGCCGTAGCCGCCGCCATCGAGAGCAACCCTGCTATCCGTGGTTCCGTTTACGTTCGCGACTTCGGAATGGTCAACGACCTTGATCCTTCCAGCAACTCCCAGAACAGCTACGTCACAATCGCCTCCACTACCTTCGATGGTAATGTGGCCGTGGTGACCGAAGTGCTCCCCATTGGCAGCAACTTCGTGTTCATGCAGAACACCTACGACATTGAGAACATCGTTGGCGGATCTGTTTCACTGACTCGCGTCCCCCAGGACTACACTCAGTGCATCGCAACTGCGTTTGACGGTCAGCAAGATCAGGGTTACCTGGTCACCCCTACCGCCTACGCTCAGTTCGACGCCGCTGGTCGTGCCCTTGTTGGCGCAACTGCCGCTGAGCATTGCGCGAGCAACAACTACAAGTGGATGGCCCTGGCTGACCCCGGTCCCTTCCTTGTTACCGACGTCAACAAGTACAGCGACTTCACCCCTCACAAGGCTGCCGCTGATCTGATCGAAGGTAACAGCTACCTCGTTGATAACGCCATCTACAAGTGGATCGGCAACGATGTAACCTACAACAGACTCACCAACCAGAGCATCGTCCTGGGTGAGAACGCTGCAACCGCAGTCAATGAGTCCGCCAACCTTGTGGCCGATGGCCTTCAAGTCGGTCTTCTGGATGCTGCTTCCTACACCGTGACCGCTATTGCTCAGGCCGTCGACGGCATTTTTGAGCTTGGCACAACCTCCTACTGGCCCGTTACCCTCCCCATCCAGAAAGTTACTCTGACTGGCGTTGGAACTGGCAACGATTTCACTAACGTGAGCATCCAAGGTGGAGCCACCGGTGTGAACCTCAGCAACACTGAGGTGTATGTCATCGCTGCTCCTTTCGACCTCGCGGTTGACTCTGAGTATTCCCTCAACAACATCTTCATCGCCACTTCCGCTGGAGACGCTTCCAACATCTACAACGCTGTTGTTCTTGCTGGTGGCACCGTCAATATCACCACTCCTCCGATTGGTGCTGTTTTCGTTCCCCTTCCTACTGGCGACACCGCACAGCTGACCTACGCTGATCCGTACTGGGATCTCCCCGTGGAAATCAACGGTCAGACCTCCGACCTCATCGAGAACACTTCCGGAGCTGCTGCTGGCGTCAACACCCTGCACCTGCCTGGAACCCTGCAAAACGCAACCGAACAGTATGTGTTGAGCTGGGTTAGCCGGTCCTTCATGAATCCTGCTTCGCAGATCACTGCTGCGTCCAGCATCACCGGTATCCTTGACGGAACCGCCGTGTTTGCTTGCACCAGCCACGGTCTCACCAACGGGCAAGTCGTGTTCTTCACACGCCCCATCGTTGTAACACCTGGCGCCGGTGCTGCCACCAACCTGGTGAGCGCAACTACTAAGCTTGTGTCTCGTCAGTATTACGTCAAGGTAATCAGTGCTAACACCTTTGCCCTGGCTAACTCCCTGGCCAACTACAGCACAGGCAACTACATCTCACTGCCTACCGGAACCGTTGGATCAATCCCAACGGTTGTGTACTCACAGATCCTGGGCCGTGGTGTCAACTCCATCAGCGCCGTCCCTCTGACGACCCTGCCGATGATCCGTGGACGGAAGTACGAGTTTGACAGCAACACCATCTGGAGTCAAGCACTGGATGCCTCTCTGGCACCCACCGGCGCTCCTGTTGCTAACAACCCCAACACCTCTATCTATCTGAATAACTCCGCCGCTGTTGTTGGTGAAGATCAGATCACCCCTTACGGTGAAGACCTGGGCTCCGCTACTCTCTGTGGCTACCTGCCCAAGCTGAACCTGGTTGCTCCTGACCCGAGCCCCACCGCGGGCATCACCAACGCTTACTGCGTGCCTACCGTCGACCAGTTCTTCCAATCCGAAGCCTACTTCGTGCCCTCGATTGACTCCCTTGCGGTTGGTACTTACGACCCCGGCGTGGCCGGCACCATCGGTCCTGTTGCTACTCTGGGTCTGGTTACTGCTGCCACAACCGCTGCCACCGGCACTTACAACAATGTTGTACTGACTGCAAGCACTGGTACAGGTACTGGCGCCACCGCGACTATCGTTGTGTCCGCTGGTCTTGTGGCCAACGCCACTATTGTGTCTCCTGGCCAAGGGTACGTTGTTGGCAATGTTCTGAACCTGCCTGCCGCTTTCGGTGCCGCTCAGCTCGATGTCGCTGCCGTCAATACCGCCTCCGGCTCCCTGGTAAGCGTAGTTGGAACCGGATACGGTGCTCAACTCGGCATCGCCGTGGGTGATACCGCCGCTCAGGTCTTCTCTGACACTTCGAAGCTAGCTGGTTGCTACTTCGACGTAGTTGGCAACAACGGTACCGCACCGGATGGAACCGCTGTTGTGATTGGTGACCGCATCGCCGTTGTCTTCAACGGATCTAGTTACAGCTGGGTAACCGTGCCCGCTGACGCTGCCGGTGGCGATATGTCCGCCGTTGCGACCGTTTGCTACGGTAGCCAAACCGAACTCGCCTTCTCCCCCGAGCAAGCACCTGCCACTACCCTGTGGCGCTTCGATGCGATCACCCCAACTGAGATCATCGACAACGCTCTCCGTGGCGTAGGATTCAACGGCGAACCTCAGGCTCAGTTCGTGGAAGCTGGCGTTGACAATGTGAACCGTCTCTATGACGACTCTCAGCGTTACGGCAATGCCTTCGGATTCATCGCTTACTACGGCCCTTACATCCAGAACGGTGCTGGCCAGTACATCCCCCCTTCACCCTATGTGACTGGTGTGGCTGTCCGCCGTTACCGCTCCGAGGGTTACCAGTTCCCACCCGCTGGTGTTAAGTATCAGCTGGCCGACGCTGTTGCCGTTCAGATTCCGGTGAACTCTGCTCAGCAGAATCGCCTCAATCCCGACGGTTGCAACGTGGTTCGCACCCTGCCTGGCTATCCTACCACCTCCGTGTACATCTGGGGCGGCCGCACACGCCTGCCCAATCCCAACGACGCTCAACAGAAGCTGTACCAGTTCGTCAACACTCGCGTTATTCTCAACGTGGTGTATGGATCGCTGCGTAACGCCTTCGACACTCAAATCTTCAACGTCATTGACGGTTTCGGTGTGGTCTTCAACCAAATCATCTCGGTTGGAAACAGCGTTCTCAACCAGCTGTACGTTCGCGGTGCACTCTTCGGTGCACGCCCGAGCAACGCCTTCCAGGTTATCTGCGACAACCGCATCAATACTCCAGAGAACCTGGAGAACGG